TTAATTATTAAAGCTGCCATTTACTACTCCAAAAATCTTATGCGTTGCCAAGTCTAATAATAGCTGCAGAACTAGAAGCAGTTGGAAACTGAATAACGAAATCTCCGTTAGTTGCAGTTTTTGATCCGCCAAAGTCTAAAACTAATACAGCATTATCAGATCCGCCATCTTTATAAATCAGTGCTCCTACTGCTGTTAAAGTTACAGAACTAAAAGTTAAATCTGCAAAGTCAACGTATGCAATATTACTTGCTATTGCTACACCATTATTAGTTAAAGCATTTCCACGTGCAGAATAACTTGTACCAGATGAAGAAACTTCATTAGTAGTAGTATATGCTGTGCTAGAAGTACTGAAACCAGAAATGTCTGTATACAGCGCAAGTTTAAAAGAAGTTCCACTATTTCCGGATGTGTCAAAACTAAACACTCCTTTTAGTAGATCTGTTTTAAAAGAGTCAGGTACTATATTTGCCATTTAATTGTCTCCTTAATTTATTTATGGTGATGGTGATTTTAAAGGAGTACGAATAACACCATCTTGATATTCGTCTCTGCGTCTACGACCTTGTTGTTCGATCGCGTACGATTGTAAAGCTCTTCTATAAGACCCTTCGTAGTATTGTAGCATATCTGCGGGACCTTTCAAGTATCCATATGCTTCTACCAAACAAGCATATAAAAGTAAATCCTGATATTTATTTGAAACATATGTTCCATTTGTTGCAGCAGGAGCTGCAGTCGGTTGAGTTGTATTTGTTATACTTATAGGCTGTTTTACATATGCTAAAGTAATTTCATAAGTTGCGTTTGGAGTAGGTGCCACCACCCAAAAATTAGCGTCCCAATTAGCATAATATTTTGGTATTCCTGAGGCTGTTGACGGTGTATCATAAAAAGTAGCCATATAACTAGCGTCTTTTTTTTCAAGAAAAGTTTGTGTGTTTGGCGTAACATTGGTATCTTTTAATTGAACATATCTAATGCTTCTTAAATCTGATGGAATTGTAACATATCTACTTCCAGATGCTAAACTAGATGTAGCATAAAATCTGTTGTCATCACTATCCGCCTCTCTGTATATTCTATTCTCTCCGTTTTTAATTATACTATCTAAAATAGTTGACGAAAAAACTGTATCATCAACTTCAGTATAGTTTCTAATATCTGTTTCTAAATTAGATAAAGTGTACGCCATTACTCAATTTCTTTTTTATATTTTCTGTTTATCTTATCTTGTTTACGACTTGTAACTTCCTCGTACAACTCAAGATGTTCGTCTTGTTCTGGACAAGCACATTGTTTAATACCAAGTATTTTACAAATAAAATTTTTTATTTTTTTTATCATGATGTTAATGTAACTGGTCCTGCAGACACAGTTGGTCCTCCTGATTCTTCTGTTATACTAGGTGTTGCACCTAATGTAAATGTATACTTATCGGATGTTGTTACTGTTATACTAAAACCACTAGAGTTTTCGTAAGTTGTAAATGCTACACCACCTGGACTGCCTTCTACGTTTCTAAATCTTACTGTATTACCTGTTGATCTACCATGATTTGGTTCTGTAACTGTAATTGTTTGTGATGATGCAGTTATTGAAAAAGGATTATTGCCTAACATAGCAGCAACTGCAGGTTCTATTCTATCAGGTCTTACGTGTCTTAATGATATAGAATCACCATTCATTGGTTTTGGTTCTAATTGTGGTTGCTTTGGTTCAAACTCTGAAACATGGACAAAGGCACCGTTCCATTCTCTAACCATTTCTTTGTATGGAAACTCCATACCTGATCTATCAGATATTGCTCTTGCATATTTACCTGTTGCATACTTTGCCATTATTTTTTACCTTTTTTCTTTTTCTTCTTTTTGCCACCGGGTCCTAAAGGTTTATCTATTAAACCACCTTTTTTCTTTTCATTTTTTCTTCTCTCTAATTCATCTAAAGCTATTTCTCTAATTGCTTCATCTGAATTATTTATTATAGACTCTAAATTTTTTGTAGTGTATTGACCTATGTTTTTTTTAAACTCACCTGGTTTCATTTCACCATAATCACCTACTTTAACTTTTGTTGTCATTATGATCCTGGGTAATAAGCTTTAGGTGTAATGTATGTACTTGAAGCTGACCCATCCTCCTGTAATGCTCTTTGAAACTCATCTTCGTAAACTAACTTCATGCCTTGCATTAGTTGTGGTGCGTATTTCATAGATAAATAATAAGCTAAACCTGATACCATACACGGTACAAATCTAAAAGGCATATCAGTTGCATTTGTATAAGACCCTGCATCTTGTATTCTTTTTATGTAATAGAAATGCATATCTTTAGATGCATTTGAAGAATCTGGTGTAGGATAAACACTAATACTTACATGATCTATAAATCTTTGAACCCAGTATTGATTAGGTGTACCTTTAGAAAGTTTGTTAGAAAAACCTGCATAAGTAGATCTATCTACTTTAGTCATCGGTGAATCTGATTGAGTTGTTGCAGTTCTGTTAGATCTTAACTGTGCTTCTAAAACATCTGATATACCATACACTCCGTTTGGAGTAGAAACAGCACTTGTGCCATCACCAGATGATCTAAAAAATTTATACTCTGCTTGACCTTCAATTAAATCTAGATCTAATTCATCTATTTCCCAATAGTGAATACCTCTATTGCCCCACTCTTGAAGCATTATATTTAGAGACCTTCTTGAAGTTTTTAATTGATAACCAGATACATTTTGAATACCTAATCTCTCAAAAGCTTCTTCTACTATTTCATCAATAGAAAAAGTTTTATCAAACGTAGTTGTACCAGAGGTAGTGTTAGCCATTTAACCTCCTAGCCAGTATAACCGATAGTAACAGATGTAACGTTAGTCATAGTAGCATGAACTCCATTTTCAAATCTAATACCGTTTCCTGGAACATAGATATCTAAACCCTCTGTACCAAAATCAGCTTCAAAAACTTTATCTCCTGAACTACCGGACGAAATATCTCTTAATACCAATACAGAAGAGGCTACACCATTTCCTTGAATGTAAGTTATTCTACAAGGTCCTAAATTAACAGAACCTCCAGAAATAGTTTTTACCTGACCTGTGCTCGCTATATTTGTAAACTTCTGATCTGAACTCATATTTTTCTCCTTAAAATTAAAATGTGGGGCCGAAGCCCCACACTAATTATCTATTAACTTACTGCCGCACTAAACGGAGTTGCTGGTGTTCCAGTACAACCTGAAATCACGTCAACTTTCCATTTACCTGAAGCAATTACTGTACATTCTATTTTTGCAAATGTAACACCACCTGTTGTACTACCGTTTAAAGTAATAGTGTCAGATGTTGAAGCTGTTTCAAAACCAACCATGTTATCAGATGAGTCATCAATAAATGATGCACTTCCAATTATAACGTCAGTTGCGTTTGCAACTTGTACAACAAGATCTCCAGTCTTCGTAATTGAAGAAAAGATTTCAAATTTTGCACCAACATTAGATAGGTTGTTTAAATCAGCACCTGGTCCTGCAATTGCAGAATCAGAATTTGCATTTGTCGCTGGTAATGTGTAAGTCACTGCTCCTGCTGCATCATTGTGTACAATTTTACCTGAATGGGTAGCAACTGTTAATGATACACTTGAGTCAGCATCTACAACATTAGCCGGACCTGTAGTGATAAATCCTGCTTTGGATGTTACCGGTCCTTGAAACGTAGTGTTTGCCATATTGTTATCCTCCTAGTTTTCCGAATACTGTCTCTAGGCCGTCGACTATACGCGTCAGTATTCTAATTAAATGTATAGTGTGAAAGTTATATAGCAGTTTTAAGTAGAGCGCAAGAGGGCCTGTAATGTGGATTGGATTTTTCCAACGATGTAGCTTTTTATTAAGTAGCTACAGAAACTTGTGGTTCAGAGCCTTCTATCTTATTTTGCAAATGAGCTTTTCTAGCTTCTGCAATTTTAATATGGCTAATTACGTCTCTGACTTTTCTGTCAATCTTAACCATATTGAGAGTATATCTACCCTCTTTAAGATGCTCCTGCTTCCACTCTAGGTCCAGACCTTCCTTCTTCGTGTAAAGGTCGTTTAGATGTGTTTCCATTTATAACCTCCTCATAGGTTATTCTGTTAATCTTGGGGTTCATCATTTCTCCAAGATAATCCCATTTTATATCTTTTTTTCCTAGTTTGTCAACTATTGCGTTTTCGATATCTAATGGTGCATCGAGGCTTTCTATAACAAAATCTGCATGATATTGATATGCATAAATTTGTACTCTGAATTGTTTGAGGTGCATTTTTTCTTTCTATTTTTAAAATGTGGCGAGACTATGTCCCGCCACAAAATTTTAAGTGTTACGCACCTTCTACACCGAAGATACCTCTAGGGTCTGATACTCCAAACGAGTATCTTTCTCTAGCTTTGTATCTTACGTTGCCAGTGTCGAAATCACCTTCCATCGCAGTATTCAATGGTGCTCTTGTGAACATTTTCATACCGTTAGGTACGTCTGTCAAGATATAGAACGCATCTGAATCAGTTAGGTAATTGTTCACTCTATATCCTTGAGGAACCATTCCCATTGAAACAATTGCATTGATATCGTTGTCAG